CAAATCTGGAAGAGACACAGATGTCGCATCCATTTTTAGTGCAGGAATGACGTATTTATTCACCTTGTTTGGTGACTTAATTACTTCCAAATATCCCTGCTCAACTAGACTTTTTATGTGCCTTTGAATTGTCTTTGTTGAAGATAAAATTTGATCGGCAATCCTGTCCTGAGATGGGTAGGCATATCCCAGACTATCATTGTAGTGATCACAAATCCGCATCAATATAGACCAGTCAGTTTGATCCTTAATTTTCTGTTTCATACACCATGCAATCGCATTCATGCTCATTTATTTTTGCTCCTCAATCTTGTTTTTAGGCTTTGCTCCTTCAGCAATGTAATAAAATCATCCAAATCTAATATCGCTAAGGCCTTCTTATTATCGGCTTTAATGATTAAAACCTCATGATCTTCTTTCCATTTATAAATGTTTTTGAAACCATCCGCCCTAGCCTTGACCTCGGCCTCCCACTTTTCACCGCCCTTTTTATTGAATATCAAGTCACCTTTGATACTGGCTCCACCACTAAGAGGAACCCTAATGCATTCCATATTTTCATGTGTCAGAATTTGCTTCCTGAGGTTATTCTCAACCCTGTAACCCTTATCTCTTGAAAACTTACCCATTACATCCAGTCCTTTAAATTAACTTCGCCTTTTGATAGCTTATATATCTGAATCATATGCTTGCCTGAGGGTAAAGATTTCTTGTAAAGCCATTTATTTATGGATGACTGGTTTACATTTAGAATTTTCGCTAAGTCAACCTGTCTAATGCCTTCAGATACCATATATGCCCTAAGTTTCATATGTAATCACCAAATATAGTATGTTTATTAAATGTTATATAACTATTCATTATAGGCATATTTTATGCATTTTATATTAATATATGTCAAATAAAATTATTGATTAACATGATCATTTTTTTATGCTTGCTTTTTACTTGTAGGCATATATTCTCTTTAGAATTATTTTAAACTTGGGGGAACACTGTAGGAATTGGATCAAGTAAGACCTGTTAGTGTTTAAACAAACAAAAGGACTTGAAATGACATATTTATTTAAATTTAAACTAACAAAAATTGTTGTTAGAATAAGCATAACCAGATTAAACGAAATGTATTGGGATAACCCTCCTTCAGCACCTCCTGTTTCTGACTAACTGAAAATTATAACTATTAATCAATCAGTCTCAGGGAGACAATAAAATGAAATACCCAAATAACTTGCTTACTCTTCGTAATATGAAGGGTTTACAGCAAGGTGAAGTAGCTATAGCTGTTGATATGAAACAACCAGAATATTCTAAAATGGAAAGAGGTGAAAGACGTATTGGAGACCATTTGGAGAAACTTACCAATTTTTTTAAGGTTGATGCATCAGCGATACAGTCTCAGGACATAAAATCAAACCATTACAAACAAAAATACACTGAAGATTTACCGCTATTTGGTATGCCAATACTCAATGGTG